GTGGCGGTCGGGGACATTAATGATAAATATTCAAGCTACCCATCCAACGCACTGAATCCCAGGAGGCTTGCGAGGATATTCCTGGAAGCAGACCAGGGCGATGTCATGAGCCAGATGGAGCTTTTTGAGGAGATTGAGGAAAAGGATGCCCACGTGATGAGCCAGATGCAGACACGCAAGCTGGCTGTGACAGGGCTTGACTGGAACTTACAGCCTGCAGGTGAGACTGACAGGGACAGGGATGTTGCGAACTTTGTGGAGCGTAAGATTAGGAAGATCCCAAGGCTCAGGGAAGTCATGCTGGATATCCTCGATGCCATAGGCAAGGGAATCTCCATATCAGAGATCGACTGGGAAGTTGATGCGGCAGGAATGTATGAGATAGCAGGTGTCGAGTGGGTACATCCTAAGAAGCTTACCTGGGATTATCTCACAGATGAATTAAAGATATGCACGAAGGAGTATCCTTCCGGGATATCTCTTCCGGAAAATAAATTTGTAGTACATAGATATAAAGCACGTTCCGGACATCCGAGCCGGGCAGGGATATTAAGGGTCGTGTCCTGGATGTATTTATTCAAAAACTACGATGTCAAGGACTGGGTGTCTTTCTGTGAGGTGTTTGGAATGCCTTTAAGACTTGGCAAGTACAGCGCAGCAGCATCCAACGCGGACAAGGAAGCCCTGGCAGAGGCGATCATTAACCTGGGGACAGATGCAGCGGGTATTATTCCTGATTCTGCCCAGATTGATTTTATTGAAAGCAATAAAACAACCAGCGCAGAGATCTATGAGAATCTGGCAAGATACTGTGATGAGCAGATGTCCAAGGCAATCGTAGGGCAGACATTGACTGCTGATACAGGCGGCGGTTCCTATGCGCAGGGCAAGGTACACGCGGATGTAAGAAGGGACCTGACGATTGCAGATGCACAGTCCCTGGCAGAGACGATAACAGAGAGCATCGTAAGACCACTTGTATTATATAATTTTGGTCCGGATGTAGGTTATCCGGTATTCCAGTTTGACTGTAAAGACCCGGAAGACCTGAAACAGACTGTAGATATCTATAAGATACTGTCTGTGGACATGGGGCTTGCAATCCCAAAGGACCACTTGTACAGCAAGTTCGCAATCCCTGAACCGGAAGAAGGGGAAGATGTACTGGAACCGTGGAAGATTCATCAGACAATGATGCAGCCCCTGAAGCTGAAGGATGATATACCATATCGGAGAGAGCGGGAACAGCTGGATGGAATCATAGAGCAGGCTACAGGAATGAGTGAGCCACTTTTTCAGAAAATGTTTGCTCCTGTTCTCAAAATACTTGGCAAAGAAACAGACCTGAAGGCATTGAAAGCGAAACTGGAAGACCCAAAAGAGCTGAAGAAGCTGCTTGACCAGATGGACAGCCCGGAATTACAGGATATGCTCTCACAGGCTATGTATCTGTCAGAACTTATGGGAAGGGGAAACAGCTGATGAAGGTGAAATATGGGAATACAGCAGATTTCATATTCAAGAGTGCGGCAGAGTTCCTGGGCAGTAAGGAAGCAGTCCCCATGGAGGTATATAAGGAGCTGGAGAAGAAGTCAAGGGACAGGGCATTTTCAGCAAGCCATTATACCAGTGCGGAAGTGCTGAACCAGTTCCTGAGAGAGCTTGTGGATGCAGTGGAAGACGGCACGACTTATGATACATTCCTTGAAAATATGAATACATTCCTGGAAAGGAACGGATATACGGCGGTGAATCCCTGGCATGCAAGCGTGATCTTTGAAACAAATGTCCAGACAGCATATAATGCCGGACACTATGAGACCATGCAGAAAGCGCAGAAGTACAGACCGTACTGGCAGTATAAGACAGCAGCGGATGGCAGGGTGCGTGAGACACATGCAGCCATGCAGGATAAAGTCTATGCAGCGGATGACCCCATCTGGAATGTGTGGTATCCGCCCAATGGCTACCGTTGCAGATGCACAGTAGTCTCCCTTACAGAGGAACAGGTAAAGCGGATGGGACTGGAAGTATCATCTAAACCGCCAACATCACTGACTGAATTTGGGGACATTCCCGTGTTCCCTGATAAAGGATTTTCCAATAATCCGGCGACTACTCCGTGGAGACCGGATATGTCCGGATTCAATGAAACGCTGAAATCAATTCTAAGCGATTAAGAAGACTGGTTGTGGGGGATTGGAAGGGAAAAAGGTTTTGACCCTGTTTCCACGCGTTATAACGCGTTTCCACGCTATATTAAGGAGGCACATGGATGGAAGCAAAGCAAACGAATTATATTTATACCCTGACGAACGATATCGGGCAGTGTCCGGAAGAGGTAAAAATACTCCCGGTCGGGACTGTAAATTCTGAAAAAGGTGATTTCATCGTTGACCAGGAATCTTACAAAGAGATGAAAGCAGAAATGCAGCGCAGGGGCATAGATATTGTGATCGACTATGAGCACCAGACACTGAAGGATGTCCAGGCTCCGGCTGGTGGATGGGTAAAAGACCTGATCTATACACCGGAAGCCATTGTTGCCAAGGTGGAATGGACACCAAAGGCAAAGGAATACCTGAAGAATAAGGAATACCGATATCTAAGCCCGGTCGTACTGACCAGGAAGAGCGATTCCAAGGCGGTAGTGCTGCACAGTCTGGCACTTACCAATACACCGGCGATAAATGGGATGTTTGCAATCGTGAACTCCGTTGATTTTGATACATACAACACACTAACAGGAGGTAAGGAAATGGATTTACAGAGAATTAAGGAACTTTTAGGACTTCCGGCTGAAACACCGGAAGAGGATGTCATGAATGCATTGGTAAAAGTGCTTGAAAAGGTGAAAGATGCACCAGATCCTAAAACGGAAGAGGACAAAGAAGTTGTAGCAAACAGTGTGATCCTTGGATTGCTGGAGCTTCCGGCTGATTCTAAGACTGAGGATGTAACAACTAAGATAATGGCGCTGAAAGCAGGTGCGAGCCAGCGTGACCAGGAAATGAAGGAGACACTGGAACGCCTGAAGCAGAAAGAAGCAGATGATGCAGTCATGATGGCACTGAAAGCAGGCAAGATTACCGCAGCACAGAAGGACTGGGCTAAGGAATATGCACTGAAAGACAGAAAGGGCTTTGACAGTTTCGTAGAGAAGGCACCTGCAGTAGTGCCGGTTGGCAAGCTGGATACTACGGAAGCACCCAAGAATAAGGAAAAAGTCGAAGTTGATGAATTTATCCTGAAAGCAACAGGGCTGTCTAAGGAAGATTTAGAGAAATATGCGGATAAGGAGGAGTAGGACATGATGAACAGAGTTGGAAACCAGAGAGTCGAGGGCATTAATATGAATGCCCCGGTTGCTGCCGGGGAACTGATCCAGAAGACCAATATGGTCGCGCTGAACGCAGATGGATATCTGGTAAAGGCAACCAAGAAGGAAGGGCTTACGGTAGTGGGAATCGCCACAAGTGATGCAGATAACAGGATGGGCAGTGACGGAGCTGAGACGGCATCCTTCCAGTCCGGCGGTTTTGTATTCAGACAGGATGGGATCAAGGAGACTGACCTCATGAAGACAGCTTATATCAAGGATACAGAGACAGTAACTACCAGTTCGGTAAGTTCTTCCAGGGTTGGTAAGCTCATTGAGGTAGATGGAACATATGCAACAGTATTAATTCAGCCATAGGAGGGTAAAGAACATGATTATTAACAGTGCGAACCTGCAGGGGTTACGGGTTACATTTTCAGCAGCTTTTAATAAGGCGCTTGAAACAACGACAACACAGAAGGAAAAGATTGCTACTACGATCCCAAGCACATCGAAGTTAAATACATATGGATGGCTTGGTGATTTCCCACAGATGAAGGAGTGGATTGGTGAACGCGAGATCCAGAACCTGTCTGAAAAGGCATATAACATCATGAACAAGCATTTTGAAATGACTGTTGGTGTCAACAGGGATGATATTGAGGATGATAACCTTGGAATGTATACGCTGCAGATGCAGCAGATGGGACAGTCTGCCAAGGAGCATCAGGACATTCTGGCTATCGGGATGCTTCCTGGTGGATTTAAAGGTCTTGCATATGATGATAAGCCATTTTTCGCAACTGATCATGCAATCGGTGACAAGACATACAGCAATAAGGGTACTGCCAAGCTCTCAGCAGACAGCTATGGGGCTGCAAGGGCTTCCATGGCAAGCATCAGAAATGAAAGGGGCACGGCACTTAACATTAAGCCCTGCCTGCTGGTAGTTCCTCCATCATTGGAGGCAGAAGGAAGAAAAATCCTTACGGCGGAACTGATCGATGGCACTACTAATCCGTGGAAGGGAAGTGCGGAGCTGCTTGTGGATGCCAATGTCGTAAATGATGAGCATCCTGATAACTGGTTCCTGCTTGATACATCCAAAGCAATTAAGCCGGTCATCTTCCAGCTGCGTAAGAATACAAAGTTCGTGTCACTGGTCAATGAAAATGACACGAATGTATTCAGCAAGAACCAGTACCTGTACGGTGCTGATGGACGTTATAACACAGGATACAGCTATTGGCAGCTTGCATACGGCTCTACAGGGGAAGTTTCAGGCTGATAGATACAGGAGGACAGAATGGGATATTGTACCGTTGATGATGTAAAGGACCTTGTAAAAGAGGATATGTACAATACGATAATCGGATGTGAATATCTGGATGAGGAGAAAGCGGAAGAAAAGGCAGCCAAGATTGACGAACTGACAGAAAATGCCATTACTGATGCAGATGCTGAGATAGACGGATATCTTTCCAAACGGTACAAGCTCCCGTTTGAGAACCCGCCCGGAGTACTGAAGAAGTTCTCCAAGGACATAGCAGCGTATAACCTGGTATCCAGAATCGGCATTGACGAACAGGACAGGGATAAGACCTATCTGACCAGATACAATGCTGCAATCAAGTTCCTGACGCTGGTAGCAGAGGGCAGGATAGAGATAGGTGCATATACACCGGAAGTCAATTCTGCTGTCGGATTCCACATGCAATCCAGCAACCGGATATTCAGCCGGGACAGCATGAAGGGGTGGTAGGATGTCCAGCATTCAGGTTGAAGTTGCAGGTGATTATAGTGCATTGCTGAAGGAGATTGCCAGACTGGAGAATGTGGATACAGAAGGGGCAATGGCAGCGATTGGCGAGGGTCTCCGTGAATCGACTGTACGGCGTTTCGACACATCCACAGCCCCTGACGGCAAGAAGTGGAAAACATCAATCAGGGTAAAGGAAAAGGGTGGAAAGACTTTGCTCAATCGTGCCAACCTCCGCAACTCCATCCATACAGAATATGATGCAACGGGCATGGCAGTTGGTACTAACAGCATTTATGCAGCAACGCATCAGTTTGGGGATCCACACAGGGTGATCAGGGCAAAGAAAAAGAAGAATTTGAAATTCCAGATCAATGGGCAGTGGATATCCAAAAAGAAAGTAGTAGTAAATATTCCGGCAAGACCATTCCTTGGTATATCTGAAGAGGATGATGAGGATATCAGGTCAATACTGGATACCATGATGAAGGGGAAATAAATGTATATACAATGCCGGGATACTCTTGTTGAGTGCCTTAAGAAAACGAAACTTGATAAAAAGAGGATATTTACATCCAGAAAGCTGCTGGCTGCATGTAACGAAAGCCGCATAGGGGGAGTTCTTTTTGAAGGAGATGGATTGAAAAGCAATCCATCAAAACGCATCTATGCAACTGAGGACGGACACAAAAAAAGAAGAAAGAAATATGATCGGGAAGTAAGCTTTACCGTAGTGATTGGGGAATATGACATTATAAAAGTCCAGGAACTATATGATATATTTCTGCAGGAACTTCCAACAGGTATTTATGTTGATGGCAATTATGTAGGGATTGAACCTACAGAAGCAGAATGGTTTGACGATGAGGATACTATCCTGAGGGCCAAGGCTGCTGTACAGGTAAAGATAATCTGCAGGGGCGGTGTATATCAGGACACAGAGTTTAGCCGGATCAGGGATGTCGAAGTCGAAGTACAGAAGGAGAATCAAGATGGCTAAGAGAGAAGCAGTGGATACAACTCCAGCATCGGAAATGAAAGCAGCTTTGGAATGGAAAAAGCTGCTTGGAACAAAAGAACATATCTTTTCCGGCACCTGTGTCAGGGCAGGCATCAGGAAAGATACGCAGATTACACAGAAGGAATATGAAGCGGCAGTGAGCAGCTTCTTGTCCGGAACGGGAGGCAGACATGTTAAATGATGTAGTACATAAAATATCAGATGGTCTGATGGGTTTTGGAAATTCAAATGGGACAGGAGTACACATTAAGATCGGTGCAAGTCCGGTGAGGTCGTCCGAACCAATCATCATCACCAGCAGCAAAAAGCTGGATTATATAAAAAATAAGCTGGGGTTAAGCCCATTGACAGATGCAGTTATGGATTCCATTGAGAATGGGGCAGCAAAGATTATATGCATTCCTGTTGCACCAGGAACAGAGGGTGTGATCACAACCGCAGAACCAAGCGTAGGTGAAAATTCTGGTTCTGTTTCAGTGACTGGTAAGCCAAACAATGCATTTGAAATTATTGTGGAAATAACCGGTCAGGGAGTCTTAAATACAGCAGCATTTAAGTATTCCATTAATGGCGGGTATACCTATTCTGAAGAGCTTACGGTACCACTTGGCGGCACTTATGAGCTGCCGGATACAGGTATTACACTGTCATTTACAGTTGACGGGGAGAAGACCTTTAAGGTAGGTGATACCTATAAATGGTCAACAACTGCTCCACAGCTTACAAATGAGAACATTCTTAACGGCATTGATGCAGTGAAGAACGTAAAGGCTGAAGCTGAATTGGTACATGTCGTAGGCTGCAGCAATGCAGATACATGGGCAGCGATCTCTACGCTGCAATCCACGCTTCAGGCTCAGTATCATAAGCCACTTATGTTTGTACTGGAAGCCTTTGAACCTGAATCAGGAGAGTCAATGGCAGACTATGTGAAGCGGCTTATTAATGCCAGAAAGCAGGTCAAGAACTTTGAAATCCAGGTCGTACCATCCAGGGCAATGTACATCGGTATGGATGGAATCACAAGGAATGTGAACCTTGCATCTGTAGTATGTGGTATGTATGGAAGGACAGCAGTAAATCAGTCAATCGGTCAGACCGCTACTATGGCGATTAGTGAGGACAAGCTCCTGAAGCTTTTACCGGAAGGAATTACAGATGATGTAATTGATGAACTGGATGATAACGGATATCTGACATTTCGACAGTATGATGGACTTGAAGGGTATTACGTGAATAACGCAAGAACATTAGGACCGGAAGGAACAGATTATAAGTATGCGGAAGATGCCAGAGTAGTGAACAAGATCATCCGGGAGACACGCAAGCAGGCACTGCTTCAGCTGCAGAGTGACATTGATCTGGAGAATCCTACAGCTGATCTGCAGGCGAAGGTGGAGTTCATTAAGGCACCACTGGATACCATGGTTAGTGATAAGGAAATCTCCAGTGTTGAGGTAACGCTCCCTGGTGATGCAGCAGAATCCATTCTGAAGGAAGAGAAGCTGTATCTGGCTGTGCGGTATGTACAGCGTGGGATTATCCGGAGCATTGAGGTAGATGTGGGTAAAAGCAACCCATATGCATCATAGGAGGTAGGACATGTTAAAGGTAAATGGAAAGGTCTATGACTGGGGGGACGTTGATTTAAAGCTCCCAGGTGTAACAACAGAGATAGAAGAAATCAGTTATGATGATGAACTGGAGAAGGAACTGGTATACGGACATGGCAAGCTGCCAAGAGGTTACGGTACAGGAAACTATAAGCCAAGCGGCAAGATCTCAATGCTTAGGGATGACTTTGAAGCGATTCTGGATTATTGCAAGAACAATGGAATCCCATTTTATAACCTTACGTTCCCTAAGATCGTTGTATCTTATGCAAATGGAGACGGTTCCATTGCAACAGACGTGCTGAACAATGTATCTTTCTCCAAACGTTCCATGAAGGCAGCGAATGGGGATAAGAGCTTCAAAGTAGACCTTGACCTTATCATTGCCGGTAAAGTCGTATGGAATGGGAATGATCCTGTTTAATCTCATAATAATTGTCAAAATGGAGGGACAGATATGTCAGAATTAATGAACGCTACAGTAAACCAAAATACAGAAGCAAAGAGCGCAAGTGTGCCGGATGTGTTAAGTGAAAACGGATATAAGAGTAAGTATGGTCAGGTATGGCAGATAGATATTACCCTGGATCAGGATGATGACAATGAAGGACGCGTCCTTAAATTTATGTTCAGGAAGCCTTCCACGGCATCTTTTAACAGATACATGAAGACTGCATCCAAGAACATGGCTACATCAACAGAGACTTTTGTCATGGACAATATCGTTGATGAGCAGAGGGAGAAGCTGAAGAAAGAATGTGAATCCTATCCCGGACTTGCACTCAACATCGGACAGAAGCTGCTTGGCGTGATCGGGCTTGGTGACAATATAAATTTCAGGAAACTTTAGAGTCGGAACTGGAAGAACTGAGGGGCAACATCATTGATGCAGGAAGGCTTGAAATACTCAGTTTCCTTCCAGAATCGGTTCTAAAGGGAGTAGATCTTGACGCGATTGATCTAATGGAATTTATGAGGTATCTGGCACAGGCAAGATATTTACAGGAGGTATGGAAGAATGTAATTGTCAGTGCAGTAGCGGAATTATCTCCACAAAAATAAGGAGCCGGTCAGAACTCCAGCTCCTTATGGAAAATCCAGTGTTTATAAAGTTTAGTTGCATTAGCGGTTGAAGCTAATATGCTGTTTGTTGCGGTCTTTGGATATTTAGATTTTGAATCAGTCCAGCCTGACCATACGAGGTAAGGAAATGAGTAAATGAATAAAGGCAGTATAAGCAGGATTCCTATACCAAAAACAAGTACACTTATGCATACACCGGCAACTACAAGATACCACATTACCATAAATGCCATACAATCACCTCTTCAACATTATAGCATGGAGGAGAAGGATAGGCAATGGGATTTGAATCATTATACAAACTAAGCGTCATCATGCAGGTAGTTGATTCTGTAAGTGGTCCTATGCAGAACATTGGTCAGGCAACACAAAGTAATGTAAGCGGTATAGATAAATTATCCCAGTCTTTTGCCAACATGCAGAAAACAGGGGTAGTCATGGCTGGGGCAGGTTTACAGCTTGCAGAAGCACTTACGGCTCCTGTCACAGCAACCTTTGACACGAAAAGGGCAATCTCGGAGCTGTCTTCCCTTGGAGTGGAGCAGCTTGGCATGATGGAGCAGGCGGCAACGGATTTTAGTTCAACGTGGGCAGGAACAACAAAAGCTGACTTCATCACGGCTGCTTATGATATTAAATCCGGTATTTCTTCCCTGACGGATGAAGGCGTTGCAAAATTCACAGAGCTATCCGGTATTACGGCAACAGCAACCAAATCATCTATAGCGACCATGACCAGTTTATTCGCAACCGGATATGGTATCTACAAAGATTATTACAAAGATATGTCGGACATGGAATTTGCAGAAATGTTCAGCTCTGGTATATCGGAATCGGTAAAGCAGTTTAAGACCAATGGTAATGAAATGGCTGCGGCAATACAGACTCTGGGAGCGTCTGCTACTAATGCACAGGTGCCCTTGGAAGAACAGTTATCTATTCTGGGTATGCTGCAGGCTACAATGTCCGGATCGGAAGCCGGTACAAAGTACAATGCATTCCTTCGAAGTGCAGCCAAGGGCGGCAAGGCTTTAGGGCTGGAATTCATGGATGCGAACAATCAGCTTAAGAGTATGCCGGAGATACTGGATCTGTTACACAGTAAGTTTGGAGATACGATTGATGCCGCAGAGAAGATGCAGATTCAGGAAGCTTTTGGAGATTCTGAATCTGTTAAGCTGATTGACCTTATGTATAACAAAACGGATGCACTGCAGGGCAACATCGTATCCCTGTATGGAACTTTGGGGGAAGGGACTGAAGCCACCAAGAAGATGGCAGACGCCATTAACGGCAGTGATCCTGCACGGTTCGAGCTGATAAAGCAGAAAGCCCAGAACATGGCTGAAACGATTGGTAACATCGTGACACCTACTGTAATGTCGTATGCGACAAAGGTAGGAAGTGCGATAGATAAAGCTTCAGAATGGGCATCCAGCCATGAACAGGTAGTTACTGTTATATTTAAAATATTGGCTGCGCTGGCTGCATTTTTGTTAGTCGGAGGAACTGTACTAACCACAGTTGGAGTAATTGGAAGCACAGTTACCAAGGTGATCCGGATAGGACTATCAGCATTTAACTTTATCCAGGGATTTGCAGGTACTGTGCGGATGGGGATGACGGTGGTGAGAGCATTTGGAACTACCCTGCTGTCATCCCTGAGAACAGCACTTATCAGTATCATATCCGCAATGCAGCCTGTGATCGCAAGTGTGTGGAGCTTTACAGCAGCATTGCTGGCAAACCCGATAACATGGGTGGTAATCGGGATCGTGGCACTGATAGCGGCAATCGTACTGTTATATAACAAATGCGAGTGGTTCCGCAATCTGGTCAATAACCTGGCATCTGTAATTGTGGGGGTTCTTGGGAAAGGGCTGAATGTTGTAAAGGGAATCTTCACATCCCTTGGAAGCGTGATAGGCACTGTAATGAATGCAGCAAAGGACACCGTTGCAGAAAAGCTCAACAATATGAAGGATGCTTATGAACAGCATGGCGGTGGAATCAAAGGTATAGCCGCAGCGGCAGTTGAAGGGGTAAAGGGCATTTATACAGCGGGATTTACCTTCTTAGATAACCTGACAGGCGGTAAGCTTACTGAAATCAAAAATAAGTGGTCAGAAAGATTAGCACCTGTGAAAGAGATTACTGATACTGTGATGGACGCAGCGAAGGATACAGTTACTGAAAAACTCAACAATATTAAGAATGCATATGCCCAGAACGGTGGCGGTATCAGGGGTATAGCCGCAGCATCGGTTGAAGCAGTAAAGGGCTATTATACAGCGGGATTCACTTTCGTGGACAACTTGACAGGTGGCAAACTGACAGCAATCAAGGCAAAGTTTGCGGATGGCATCAATGGAATAAAGACCAAGATTACAGACAGCATAAGCTGGTTCAGAACGTCCGGAAGCAAGATCATGGATACATTTACTGCTGGGATTAAAGAAGCTGTGAATAAACCTGTAGAGGCTGTAAAGAGCGGTCTTCAGAAGATCAGAAACATGTTACCATTTTCCGATGCCAAGGAAGGACCTCTCAATCAGCTTACATTATCTGGAACAAAGGTTTTAACAACACTTACATCCGGTATTGAGAAAGTTGAGAATGTTCCGGCTGAAGCTGTAGAGAAATCATTTGAAAAGATTGACATGACAGCCAGACCTAAGGAAGAACCCAGACCAAGGACTGAGGATTCTGAACTGGAAACAGATGAAGAACCTGGACAGAGAAGCACAATATCCAAGAGACGTACAATTATTGAGAAGTTGATCTTGAATGTGGATCCTAAATCCATTGATGAGCTGAGCAAACTGCTGAAACTTGTTGATGAGATCGAAGATTACGTGAACAGCAATAATGATGATGACGGGTTAGAACCCGCATAGGGGAAGGGGAGAAAAGCATGATATATTTTGATGATGACAGCATTAAGATAGGGGGTGTGATTCTCCCTGGAATCTATAAGAGCATGGAAGTGAACCATGATGCACAGGTGGATGAGCAGGAAGTGGAAGGCTCATCCAAAAAGCCGAAGCAAGCCACAGGATATGATGATGCCAAGATAACCATTGAGATATCCCTAAGGGATTCTGAAACGGTTACAAAGGAAGATAAGCTATTGACAATACAGAATATGTTCAGGGCAGAGAACCAGTCCGTACCTATAGTCCATGAACTTGTAAGTGTACATTCATCAGTCCGTGGAATTCACAAAGTAATTGTCAAAAATATGACATCAAAAGAAACAAATAAAAAGGATGAGATTGTTGTGAATTTGGAATTGATGCAGTATGAGACCATGACAATCAAGGCATCCAAAGGAAAGAAATCAGGAAGTTCATCTTCCGGGAATAATCTTTCTGCTGATTATAAGAATTATCTGCAGAACAACAGGGGGAAAGCACCTAAGAAAAGCAATAAGACAAGTGCTTCCCCGATAGCAGAAGCCAGGTGATTGTATGGAGCAACAGGAATTATTTTATCCCGATCTGCTGGTGACGATAGGGGATTACCAGTTTGATCAGGGAATATCATTGAAAACGTATATTGACAGGAACCGTCCATTTGACTGGGGGAAGATAAGCTTCAGTAATCCATACAAAGAACATATACAGGTGCAGGCACAGGATGAGATAAGCATCCAGCTTGGCTATGATGGGGAATTACAGGAGGTATTTGTTGGCAATGTCGTAGATGGTTACGATGGGTATAACTCTATGAATGAGATCATGTTTAAAGACCGAACGTTGAAACTTGAAAAGACATATATATCAGGAACATTTATAGGATGTACGCCACAGGATATATTGCTGGAAGGGCTCAGACTTGCTGGTATAGAAGAATACCATCTTAGCCAGACACAATATGTTCCATTGACAGTCACGATAAAGAACAAAAATATGATCCAGGTCTTAAAGCAGATCAATACTGCATGGGGGCTTGATATTAAGAGTGGCTTTATAAAGGGCGTGTTCTACTGGGGAGAAATCCCGGAACAGTCAGAAATACTGGAGTTTGAATATGCCAATAATATTATATCCCTGGATAAGGTCAACAATCAGTGGGAGCTGGTAACAGTATCCATTCCAAGCCTGCAGCACAGCCAGAAGATACAGGTTACACATCCGAGACTTTCAGGGATATTTGAAACGGAAAAGATTATATTCATGACCAATGATGCAGGGTTCATAAGGACCAGGATATATTTTGAAGGGACACCATTATGATAGAAGATCTGATAAAAGAAATAACCAAGGAAGTAAAGAACAAATATCCCCAGGTGGAAGTGCCGGGGGCTATGAAGGCAAAGATTATATCAGTACAAAAAACAGAGGATACATATATACAGAATGTGTTCCTGACTTTGGCAGAGGGTGGAGACCGCAGGGAGTACATTTTGGAAATTCCGATATATGTATATTCTGTTGCGATATTGGATAACGCTGGAAATGTTTTAACAGATTATCCCATACTTCCGGGGCTGAAAAGCACAAAAAAGCATGAACCGGGAGATATGGTTACAGTGGTATTTACCGGAGGAGAGATAAAACCAGTCATAGTGGGAGGCTGATTATATGGTTGATATAAAACTGGATGATGACTGGCAGCTGACACCGGCAGCCACAGGGGATGCTCCGGTTACAGATGATGAGGCAGGCTTCTTACAGACACTACAGATTGAAGCACTGACACAGGAAGGGGAATTATTCTACGATGAAGATTTTGGATGGAGCCTTTTAGACTTTATCCATCAACAGGACAATGAACTGACCAGAATTGAGATATCCAGCAGGATAAGACGAAAGCTGACAGCGCATGAAGAAATCGTTCCTGATTCGGTTGAAATCAGCCAGGAGTGGACAGACGATCTTCTGAATATCTATATTAAATTTCAATTAATATCTGGTACGCAGCAGAGCCTTACTTTGAGCCTGAACCGTGTACAAGTGGAGGTAACAGTATGATTAGCAATAACATTCTGGATGAGATTTTCCCAGTCCCGGAACTGGATGAACTAAAGGAAGCCAAGATACAGGAATTGAATAATGCAGGATTTTGCATCACTAATTTTAATTCAGGTGGCGTATTCCATACACTGATGATGATCATGCTTCAGATATACATGGAGTTCATCAAATTCTTTAGAACCGTATTGAACCAGATGTATGTAAAACACGCTACTGGACAATGGCTGGAGCTTAGAGCCGGTGATTATTCCAAGACCAGAAAACCTGCATCCAAGACATACGGAACGCTGATATTAAAGGGGACAGAATCCCATGCATCCCTGACGATTCCAAAAGGTACGACATTCAAAACAGACAAGGATATCAATGGTGATGAATTGAGATTCTTCAGTACGGAAGATGCTATCCTACTATTAGGTGCAGAACAGATAGAAGTGCCTGTGGTTGCAGAAAAGGAAGGCACTGCTTACAATGTATCAGCTGGTCAGATAGTTAACTGCACAAGACATTTGGAAGGTGTGGATACTATAACCAACGAAACAGACTGGATTACAAAAGAAGGCACTGATCTGGAGGATATTGAATCCCTTAGATCAAGGACGTTAAATAGCTGGTCTGATCTTGCAACAGGGACAACAGCTGCTAAGTATAAGGCTGCCGCAGAAAAAGTTACAGGAGTCCTGTATGTGGACGTGGATCAGCTTCATCCGAGAGGGCAGGGAAGCGTAGATATTATAGTTACATCTACTGCCGGAGCTGCCTCGGAAGAGTTAATTACAGAAGTCACTGAGGCTGTAGAAGAGGTAAAAGGAGCTTATGATAATCTCCTGGTAAAGAGTGCAACAACAATTAATCAGGATGTGGTTATTAAGGCGGTGCTGCCAGCTTTAGTATCCAGTGAAGGAGTACAGGAACGTATAGAATATGCAGTCCGAAATTATTTTAAGGTAAATACGGATCGTGACCTGAATGAACTTATCCTTCTGGATATTTACTGTGCGATACGTGAAGAGGTGCCTGTACTGAAGAACATTAAAATTCAGGAGCCTACGACAGATATAGCATTGGCAAAGGGTAATGTAATTCTGCTGGGCAACTTGAGTGTAACCGTGGAGAGTGAGACATAATGCTAGATAATTTTAGTGAATATATACAGTATTTACTACCGGCGGTACTAAAGCGAAATAAGAGTAAGAACCAGTTATTGATATTCTGCAGAATGATGGGAGATACATTTGATGATATTAAGGATGCAGCCCTTAGGCTGCGTAAGGAGTCCCTGATAGAGACATGCAGTAATTGTATGCTGGAGGTAGCCGGGCAGGACAGAGATATGGTACAGCTAAAAGGCGAGACTTATGATGCATACCGCAAGAGACTGCAAATGAAAGCTAAGATTGCGGAAATGGCTGGAACCAGGCAAGGTCTGCTATATGCATTGGATGCACTGGGATACAGCAATTGCACAATCGAACCCTTGTACATAACAGATGCATCCAGATGGGCTGAAATCAATATCAATTTCTTAACAGGATCTGTGGATGAAGACCGTACGATTGATTTCAAATGCATTGTGGCAGAAGTAATGAAGGTAAAAAGAGCCAGTACATTACCACATTATATATTTTATTATCCAGCGGTTAATGAAAACGAGGAAAACACAGATCTGAAAGTTATAGTACATTTGACGTCATACTTTTTTGCAAATGGTCTGTATCTTGATGGCACATGGAATTTGGATGGCACACAAGTACTTGACAGCAAAATGAACAACGTGGCAGCACAATCTACCAATCGGTTTATTGCAGAGAATGCTGAGGACATCGAAGGAAGCGTGATCGTGTCTCATGATCTGTGGTTCCTTGATGGAACTGTTCCAATGGATGGGAGCAGAATGTTGGGTGCATGGATAAGGGAGGAGGCATTGGAATGAAGAATTTAGTTACATTAGCAGGAAGAAGCAAGATGGCAAAAGCCAGAGCCGGGATTGCAGGTCTGCCAGCGATAACACATATAGCGTTGGGAGATGGAGGCGTTGATTCTGATAATAATGTGTTGGAACCAGGAGAGCAGCTTGCACATGAACTTATTAAAAAAGAAGTCTCCAGTATAACCAAGGTATCAGATACCTGTTACAGATTTTCCATTGTATTAGGAGAAGCAGAGATGACTGATGCAGAGATAAGTGAAATGGCGTTAATTGATTCGGAAGGTGATACGGTAATCGTAAAGACATTTAAGCCCAAGATTAAGGACGCCGGGATGGAAATGACATTCCAAATGGATGATAAGTTCTAGGAGGATGACTATGAAAGACTATACAACAGACAGTCCGGAATTTTCTGAAAGCATAGGTAAGTTTGAAACTACAGATCCAGCACATGCAGATCTATTTAATGGGGTTACGACAGCAATCTTTCAAAACACATTGGTTCTGAAAAATGCACTGGGGCAGGATATGGTAGAGCAGGCATTTTACAAAGCATTTCCTGATGCTCAACAACAGGAATAAAACCACTATTGGAAGGGAGATATTTCTATGAGTGATAAGATAGATTCTACGGAAGTAGGGGGATTCTGGGATAAATTATTTTATTTAGTAAAACTTATAACAGGTGATGTAAAGATATCAACAAAAGGAACATTACAAAACCAAATTGATGAAATGAGTACCAAGGTAGATGATTGTTTTACATCTGTCGGTGATGGGAAAAAAGCTGTAGCAAGCGCCATCACTGACAAGGGAGTTACTACGGCGCAAAACGCTGAGTTTGCTACAATGGCAGCTAATGTAAGGAAGATAAAAACTAACCCGACATTACAGGCTAAAGCAATTACATTGGATACCAGTAAGACAACACAAACTCTTACCCCTGACCCTGGTTATGATGGACTTAGCCAGGTTAAAGCAAGTATTACTACTCAGACTAAGAGCGTTAATTTATCGACATCTGAGCAGGTAGTAAAACCGGACAGTGGTAAGGTTCTTAGCCAGGTAACTGTTCCAGCCGTTACTGGTAGTGCAGGACTTAAAGATGTTGTTGCTGGTAAGACTTTTAATAGTGCTACAGCCGGAGTTGATAAGACAGGCACACTGCTAGATAAACGAGGTACTACAGTTGATGCAGCAGCAGTTGATCAGGACGATACCTATACATACTTTACTGTTCCAACAGAAGCGGTTTATGATGCAAAATCAAAACTACGAACTTTAAGTAGTAATTTAAAGTCATTAAAAATAGTGCAATTTGAAACAGGTGGTAATGGAGATTATAAAACAGCTAATATAATTTTTGATGTTTCTGATTTTTCAAAGCTACATATTGGTGCTATTGGTGGTATTGGTTCTGGAAATTTTGCTGTTTATGGTGGAAGTGGTATCAATATCGTAAATGGCATAACTCAAAGTACACTTACAAATTCAGCTACCTTAGAAACTATAAGTGATGGTGGTGGTACTGAAAAAGAATATGATATATCCGAATATTCTTATGTAAGACTGTATATTAAAGGTACACCAAGCGGATATAGCTACATAAAATATATGAATGATATTTCATTTTCTTAACATGTTAATAATGTCAATTTTCTAAATATCTATACAACACCAATAACTACACCAGAACCATAATAATGATATTTATATTATTATAAATTAATTCCATATATATTAACAATGTTTTTGTTGTGACCATTCATAGTGATAGTTACAGAACCAGTATAATTAGTAGTAACTAAATATACAGACATACCACAATATGAACTAAGCTGAGAACATATTCTATCTACTGAACCAATTGATGTTGTACATCCCCAATCTAAAGGATTATCATTGCTTGCATAAAAAATATCGCAACACAAATATTGCTTATACCCGGAAACATTTAATGTTCTTTGTCCATTACCTGACTGGGTTGCGACAAAAGTAAAACTGATATTCTTACTTAAATTACTACTCAGGTCGAGCAATATACAAAAAAAGAGAGAAGTTTCATCTTCTCTCAATTAATAAAATCAACCACCTGTTCAATCCTACATCCAAGACACTTGCATATTTTTTCAATTATATCCAATGTGACAGGCTCATTTTTGGATAGCTTTGCAAGAGTCTTAGTGGAGAATCCTGCTTTTTCTCTTAGCTGTGTCTTAGTCATTCCAAGACTGGCAAGAGTAACCATTAAAGGTTTATAGCTTACCATAACAACACCTCCTTGACGTGTATTATATATCACATAGTATTTACAGTGCAACAATATTTATTTCCAAGTGTAAATATTTTCTTGACAATATTTCCTATAGTACATATAATGTGTACAAAAGGAAATATTATGTAAACCAAAAGTCGGAGGAATAGTTATGGTAGGAGAATTTGTTGATAAGATACTTATGCAAATGACAGGTGTAATTGATGATGAACAGCTTGTGGTGCTGAAACAGAGAATGTATATGGTACTATGTGATTATGAGGTGACACCAAAATGCACGGAAGTGCAGGTAATCAATGATGAGTGGCAAACATACCTTAATATGTTTCTTCTTACCAAAAAGACACAGGGCAGGTCACAAAAGACAATTGACCAGTATAAGTGGCAGTTAAAAGCACTTCTCATAGAGTTGAATAAGCCAGTAGCAGATATTACAGAAGATGATATATTGCTATATTTGACAAGGTTCCAAATGAAGAAAGGTGCATCTAACAGATACATTGACAACAAAAGACTTTGTTTCAGCTCATTCTTCACGTGGATGCATGTTAAGGGATATATTCGTAAGAATCCTATAGCGGCTATGGGCAGCATCAAATATGAAAAGAAGATAAAAAAGCCATTTACAGATGAAGAATTGGAGCTACTAAGGGAGAACTGCAACAATGTAAAGGAACGTGCTTTGATAGAGTTCTTATACTCTACCGGAGTTCGTATCAGCGAGTTAATTTCACTGAATATATCGGATATAAATTTCAGGGAGAGAAAAGCTATAGTTATGGGAAAAGGCGCTAAAGAACGTGAAGTTTATCTAACCCCTGTAGCACAGTTAGCGCTTATAAAATATCTAAAAACCAGAGAAGATGATTGCCCCGCGTTGTTTACTGCAATAGAACCAGTAAGAATATACAAGACAATAATAAGAGAGATTTTAAAAGAAATCGGTGAACGTGCAGGAGTAGATAATGTTCATGCGCATCGATTCAGAAGAACATTGGCTACTAATCTTCTTAGAAAAGGTATGCCGATAGAAGAAGTAAAGGCAGTTTTAGGACATACAAAGATAGACACCACATTGATCTATTGCTCATTAGCTACAGATACTGTTAAATATTCGCACAGAAAATATATGTGCGGTTAGAAAGGAGATTTTTATGTATCAAGTAATTATTACGGATGATGAAACACGTCAACGAAGTTATTTTTATTCCTATGGGGTGGTGGAAGGAAATATTACAACTGAGGAACTTCCACCATATCAGGATATCAACAAAGCTCGCTCCTGTTATTGGGACAGTGATAACAGCACATGGGTGTATGATCCTGATAAGTACGCAGAAATTTGCTTAGATCAGCAGAAACAGAAAGAAGAGTCAGAAAAGGCTCAGGCACTTGCAGAAGCAATTCCAACAAACGAGGAACTTTGTGCGGCATTGCTTGAACTCGCAGCAAATCAAAGCGACTTAATGAAAGCAGTACAGGAATTGGCAAATCAAATAGTTGCTATGGAAGGAGGCAAATAATTATGGCAAAAATTTACTACAAATGGATTAATGCAGGTATTATCAATATTGACGATGTACCTGATCTGTGGAAAAAAGCAACACAGAAGCTTATAGATCAGAATGAGTAGGGTAAAAAAGGAAGGCTGGATATTCTAGCCTTCCTAAAAAATTATCGATATGTAATTAAAGTATTGAACCCTTCAAGTTCACCTGTTATACCTTGATTTTGAATAACTGTGACTTTTACATCAATAATTTCATATCCATCTTCTTGCATTGCAGAAAGAATAGTGTCAATTTGTGTTGTGTATTTATCCTCACATGAAAAGACCTGATTTGCTAGTTTACTAAAAGAATTAAACATTATCACGTGAAGTTTGCCATCACTTGGTTTTAAATATTTTTTTGCATTTTTGTAAGTTGTTTCTGCTGCAGATTGCTGTACACTTGAAATAAATCCCAT